GGTTCTGTTGCATCTTTATCTCCTAAATACATTTTATCTGTTTGAAAAACAGCTTTAGGAGTATCAATATTAACACTATCTACAGCATTTAAATTTACTGATTTTTTAGATGTTAATAAAATGTGATCTTCAAAAGCATTAATCACAACACGACCCGAATTTATAATTATTTGATTAGAAACATATTCGTTAGGTGCAATTGGAGGGTTTGAACTATAACTATCATAATTAGTACTTGAAGCATTTAATGGAATTTTTTGAGTAGTTCCAAAATAAATAGAACCTGAATCTTGGTTTATGTTTTCTACAATAGGAATCCAAGCAGGTTTATTATCATTATATTGTCCATTTCTTATAATTAAAATAGGATCACCATCATTTCCTGTAGATGACCAATCATTTTTTCTATCTTTAACAGTTGAACCAAATCTAATAGATTGACCCCACCTACCTTCATAAATTATATCTCCTTCAAAAGGTTGTAAATTTTTTATATTTGGTCTTTCTTGAAATGTTTCTCCTAAATTAATTTCTTCTGGTTGGTCTGTTACTTTATTAGATGAACCAGCATCAACTTGTTGATAGGTTTTATTTTGAGATGGTGGTAAGGAATTATTAACTAAAGGATTAGGTAAAGCATTATGATGTACACTATTCCATAAATTAACAGGAAGGAAATAATAAAATCCTGTTTCATTTAAATTAACAAATTGTGGATCTTGAGAAGATGGAGTTGGAAAAGAAATAATATAAGCTATTTCATTAATTAAAGGAACATTTTTAATATTTGGAAATAGAGGTCTTGCAAATTTGTAATTATTTAATTGTGGATTTTCTTGAATATCTAAGGATGGGTTTGATGGGTTATCAAATAATATTGCTCCCAAAGTATAATCACTACCATATTCTTTATAGATTTCGGGTTGATCTGCTTTTATTTGTTCTAAATCAAGAAATACAAATTTTACCCTTACAGGTTTAATAGAAAATGAACCTTTTTCTTGTAAAGTATCCGTTTGATTACCTACGGTTGCAAATAAACCTTCGTTATATAAAGCCATTATTTTTCTCCTTTTAACTCATTCATAGCAGATAATAACTGCTCTTTTTCCTCATCAGAAATAGTTAAAGCACCGTCTGCGGTTTGGGTTTGCATAGCACGTTGTGCTAACGCAGCCATCTTAATTAAGATATCATCATTTTTTACACTTATTTCCATGTATTCTTTAATTAAGGGAACTACTAAAGTAGCATCTCCAATATCAGAAATAAGTGGTTTTAACTCACTTATAAGAGCAGTAACTTGTTGGTCTTTTTTCTTTTGATTATTATAAATTTCTTCTAATAAATCAGAGAATTTTTTATTTTTAAAGACTATATTATCAAATTGTGACATAAATATACAATATTAGTTTATCATAAATATGAAAACTAAAAATTTGTATATCCGTGTTCTAAATAAAATACATATCCTTTTTTAAATACTTCGTAAAGTTTATTAGCTATTTTTGTAATTTTAGGAGTTTTAGCATCTACCTGTTCACGGATATAAATGTAAAGGGCTTTTTTATTAAATACATCTAAATATTCTCTTTTACGGAATAATTCTAAAATAGCATCTGCTATTTGGGCGTCTTCACCTTTAGGAAATAAATCAAATATGTTATCCGTACAATAATCAGTAAAATCATCTATATACATAGATAAACGTTCATTATATGGTGATTCTTCCATATCATATGAATGTCTTTCATCTTCTTCTAATAATTCTATAGGTGAAGTTTCAATACGTTTTTTGTAATTTTTCTGGTTAGATAAAATCAAATAACGTTTAGCAATAGTTCCAAAATATGAATATGCTTTGGCTCCTTTTTCAGGATTAAATAAATGGATTTTTGATAGTAAAAAAGTAATTACCTCATGTTGTAAATCCTCAATATTATCTACCTCAGTATAATAAAATTTAAATGTGTGAATAATATTTTCGGTAAGTTTAAAAAAGGCATAATGGATTTTTTCATTATATATTCTACTTTTTAGATCAAAATCAGTAGTGTTATTATATAAAACAATAGCATTTTCAGTATCTTGAGTAAAATATTGTACCCCTTTTTTCTTTTTTACTACTACTTCTTCCATTATTTGGTAATATTTTTAATAATAAAAGAATTTAATGCTATTTGAATAGTTTTAATTTGTTCAAAGAAAAATCCAACTTCATCGTCTGATTTAAAACTACCTTTAGCATCTACCTCCATCATTTTCTTTTCTGCCATCTCAATAGTATCTGAGATTTTGTTTAGGTAAGACATGTATCCTGCTAGGATATCCTCTTGTTTTTCGTTTTTTCGTAAGAGGTTAAAGGTCGTGAATCCAAGAGTCACGACCAATATTGAAAGAATAATAATTGTTAATATCATAAATTATCTAATAGGTTTTTTAACCCCTCACTCTTTACACTACCTAATGCTTTAGATTTAGTTGCTGAAGTTGTTGGAGCTGATTTATTAGTACCTAATGTAAATGATTTCTTTTTGGTCTCCACGTTACCCTGTAATTTAGGTAACCATTCTCTTTCAAACTCAATCCTAGCAGCCATTAAATCCGCTTGATGTACAATAAAAGGTAATGAAGTACGTGGTTTTTGTTCTGGGAGATAAGTCATTAAATATTTCTTATTTGCTTCATCATATAAACCATCATGAGTCTGAATGGTAATCATTTCATTAAATGTATAAGAAATACCATGAGATTGAAGTAAAAATAATCCTCTATCAGGAACAGAAGCAAAAGGTAATTTAGTATTAAACATATAATCCTCTCCTAATTTTTCACGTCTCCAATTATCAGTTTGGGGGATATATGATTCATTTTCTTCATCACCCATTTTACCTAGGTCATGATTTAAAGCCGAAAATACCAATTCTTCTTTAGTATAAGTAGTAATATCAGCACCCATTTGAGCCCATAAATCATGTAAATGAAGGGCACAAGTAATAACACGATTAACATGTTCTACGTAACCCCCAGGAAAAGCATTGTGATATTCTTTTTTGTGAGACGCAGGCATTAACATCAAGCGTTCAGAATACTGCTCATAAAATTCAATTAATTTTTCTTTACGAGGTGATGAAATATGGTCTTCAATAAAACCAATCAACCTCATCCAATTTTGTTGGATTTGTTCTGCTGTTAAATTCATAAATTAATATTGGTTAACTTCTCCCGGACTTAATGGTTCTTGTTGTACAAATGCCTTAGCATCATTGATATTATCTCTCATTTCTTGAATAACATCATCTACTACGTTCCAATTATTTTGTCGTAAGGCGAATTGTAATTTCTCAATCCCCGATTCTACCTTCTCCATCCTTCTCATTATTATTTCTCTATTTTTCATATTTTCTTTTTTACCCTGTGGTTGGAATATAATATCAAAAGTAATTTACTCCAAGCTTAAGTTAAAAGAAGTTTTACAAAATTGAGATTCTTTTTGAGATGTGCGCATTTTTCGTATTCTTCATGTTCCTGGAAGTAATGTATAGATAATTCAAGGGCAACTTTTAAATAATCGTCTGCAAATCTATATAAAGCTTCTTGGCACACTCTATCATCAGGATCTACTTTTTGAATGTAACTCCAAGATCTATTAAACACTACATATTCTCCTGCTCTATCTACATCTACCATATTTAACCCCTCATCTAATTGTTCAAAAAATTTAAGTATTTGATCGTTAAATATTTGATGATTTTGGATTATTTTTTTAAACATTCCAACCCAGAATAAAGGGTGGTTTTTATAATCCAATAAAGCATCAACTTGTTGGAATTTCTCCTTTAATGAAGGGGGTTCCTCATTATTAAACAAATTGAATATTTTATTCACGTCCATCTATCGATACATATAGGCGCCATAAACTTTTATATAGCGCCTATAATGCATTATCTCTATTTTTTCACCGATTATGGTGACTTTAACCAATTTCGCTGTCTAAATGATCAGGAATACCATCACCATCCATATCAGCTATTTCTTTATAACCTAAAGCTTCCATAAATTTAGTAACACGCTCTTTTAAATCACCATCAGAATCTTCAAACCAATCTTCTTTAATATTATCATGACTTAATAATACAGTTAAAGCAGTATAAATCATTTCAACATTTTCTACTAAGTAAATATCCGATGCAATAAAATCTAAACTAAAAGCATAATCATCAATTTGTGGAATGTTTAGTAAAGAATTAGTTTTACCTAACTTTTTTTCTGTAGGAACACTTTTTCCAAATTTATGAAAATATTCTCCTACGTAAATGTACCCTTGTCCTGGTTGTAATATAAATTCGCTCATTTTATTAAATTATAATATTCGTTAAAGTGTTTAATACGATCTGGTAAACCGATAGTTCCACCGTTTACTCTTTTTGTAACAGCAGTTACAGTTACCTGATCAGCACCCCTATCACAAATAGTCCAAAGACCATTTTTATTAAAAAACCAAGCAGCCGACATTAAAGGATATTTAGTAGCAACCAAATCAGGATTAGCTAAAATATCTTCAGGTACAAATTTATCAAAAGCAGAGTAGTTATCTTTTCCTGTCAATTGGATATAACCACGACCTCTAAATTTAAATCCTTCTTTAGTAGCTTCAGGACCATTACCCATTCTACCTCCATAAACACGAGAAGCAATAGCTTCAGGTTTACGAGCATATTGTTCTGCCAAAGCAGGAGTAAAATATCTTGGGAAAATACCCATTAAACCTTTAGAAGAATAGTTTAAATTTTCTGATGTTGCTCTCCAACCTCCAGATTCATGACCACACTGTGCTAAAAAATGAGCTAATCTTAAAGGATTAGTAATATTAAATTTAGCAGCAGTATCAGGAATTTGAGCTAATACTGAATCAGGAATATGTCCTTTTAAAGCATCTAATTTAAATCCTGAAGCAGGAATAATAACAGGAACTGTAACTACTGCTGGAGTAGCAACTACAGGAGTAATTCCCATAATTTTATTCCAAGTCATATCACCAACAATTCCATCAGCGGCTAAACCATTAGCTGCTTGAAATTTTTTAACTGCTTCCTCTGTTTTAGGACCAAAAGTACTAACAGGATCTACTCCAAGTTTAACTTGAAGTTGTCTTACCTGTTCATTTTTATCACCTTTTTTTAATAACATAATTAACCTTCTGTTTCTTCTGTTTTACTTTTTTTACCTTTGTTACCCCAAATTTTATCTACTGAAGATAAACCTAAGCAACCAAATGCTAATAAAGCTACACTATCAACCAATACTGGTGAAGGAGCGATATGAGCTTCTGAAAATGAATTATGATACATAGTAGCACATAAAGCTACAGTACATAATAAGCCGCAAAGTCTTTTCATAGATACTTTACCTGTTTCGTCGTAGAATAATTGTTTCATATTATAGTTGTTTTGTTATTTTTGTTAAACTCTCTTGCAACGCTTTCGAAAACGCCTTTCGGTTTAACGGAACTTCATTATTTTCAATATTTAAAAATGCTGCGAAAATAAAGGTTTTTCTAACACCAACTGATTTAAAACAACTATTTCCTATACATATACTAGTTTCTACAAAATAGTCTTTCTTTAACCATTGTAGACCCATTATGTTTACTATTTGTTGAGGTGAGTAAATACTATCTATACTTACTTGAGTAATAAATGCTACTCCTGAGTCAACAGGAGTATATCCTTTTTCAATTAATAATTCTTCAACAGTTTCTTTAACACCAAAAGTAACATCTCTATCTCCAATTTTTTGGATATGTTGAACATTGCTTACTTGAACATTTACCTTTGTAGTATCGGAAGGTGTTAAAGCTAATAATATAGGAAATAAAAAATTTAACATCTTTTATAAATATTAATAAGTTACAGAACCAGAATACCCAGGAGCGATAATATAAAGATTAAGTGTTCCACCTGAAGTTAATGTAGATGTTGTATATGTAGTAACTCCTGGATAAGTGGTTCTAACATTAGTGGTTGCTGTTTTAATTGTATTATATTGAGTAGTAGTAAATATTCTTACATCAGGTGCTGTTCTCCATCTAGAAAATAAACCTGCTTTTCTTGCGGCTACATAATACTTGTCTGCTATAGAAATTATCCCATCATCATTAACATCAAACATATGAAATGATAAACCATTTTTAGTTGTTTTATCTAAAATAATATTAGAAACCCCTTGTACATCTGAGGTTGTATATGCTTGAATTCTTGTTGGTGCATCAATTTGTATATAATACTCCTTAGAAGGATCATAACTTTCAGAAATAGAATAATAACCTGAGGAGTTGGTATAAATTGTTTTATAAAGTGTCCAAGAAGAAGTTGTAACAATATATTCAAATTCAAGTACATAAGGTAATGAATAATTATTAGGTAAATCATTCCATTTACCCCCTCCAACAAATTGAACATAATCTTCATTACCAGCATTATTAGGTTCTCCAGGATTCCAAGATGTATAAGAATATGTTTCTCCTGTTACCCATCTCCAAGTACCTTCAGTTACTTCATCTGTTAATCCAATCCATCCACTTGGCCATATACCGAAAATAAAACTATTTTCTCCGGATGTTGTTATTGTTACTAAATGACCTCCCATAGCAGCACAATTGGATTTAGCATTAGTCCAAAAAGCTGTTCCCGTAGAACGATAATAAGAATGTCCGTTGTAATTTTGTTGGTTTGTAAAACCTGTAATTGTTGAGTTTGTTCTTCTATATAATTTTATAGCTACATTATTAGCTCCTGAACCGTTAGCATTATAAAGGTATCCTGAGTAGGTAAATTGGCCTAATAAGTTATTTGTAAATAATAGAAATATAATTAACCATCTCATATTTTTAATTTTGCTCCTAATAATACTTGGTAATTTAAAACATCTTGGTTAGCTACATAAGTACCACCTGCTGTTAATCCAACTCCAAATGTTTTAGTTAATTTATAATTTAAATTTAAAAATGGAATAATAATTGGTTTTGCCTCAAAAATAGACTCGGTATAAAATTTAGAGTAAGGAGAATAAATACAAGCCATAATTACTGTAGCATCTAGTGCTTTAGTAACTTTGCCTTTATACATAAAACCACCAATAGCAATAGTTGATATTAGTTCTTCTTTATATAATCTTCCATAAGTACCAGCAACCCCATATAAAGCAGTAAAATTTTTAAGTGAATTTACTCTAACAAATAAACCATTTGCTGTTGTTGATTGAGGTAAAAATCCAAATCCTCCCGAAACTACATTAATATGTTTATTACCTTTTTTATTAATACCAATCCAAGAACGAATACCAGAAATATTACCTATTTTAGCATTAATCATATAATCAGCTGATAATCCTAAAGAGGCTGTTCCGTCTCCTTTTACACGAGTAAAAGACATAGTACCTCTAGCATCTTGAGCACCATCAGATTTAGTTTGTACTCCAACAATATCTCCAGTTAAAAGGATTGCTGGTTTTTGGGATTCAGTTTTTGCTTTTGATGCTGCCTTTGCTGTAGCATTAGATTGAGTCTTTTGAGTTTCTGTTTTTTGCTCATCAATTTTTTGCTCGGAAGGTTTTTCAGTTTCGGTTTTTTGGTTGTTACTACTACCTGACCCAGAACTAGAACCGCTGGAGTTAGAAGAAGAATTAGAGTTAGAGTTTGAAGAATTATTCCCATCTACATTTCCTCCTCCTTCGGATCCCACAGACCCACCTTGATTTTCTGATGAATTTCCTCCATTTTCTCCCTTCGTTTCTCCATTCGAATTAGAGCTCGTTTCACTGTTATTACCAGTGCTATTATTGTTAGAATTATTATTTCCATTTTTATTGTTTTTAATATTTCCAACTCCAGAAGAAGTAGTACCACCAACATTACTTCCAACACCCCCAGTTACCCCACTTGTTATAGAAGAAAGATCTAAACTTAACAAATTAGTTACATTACTAATAATATTAGAAACTTGGTTTGTAGAGGTTGTAGTTGTAGTAGTGGTAAGAACACCTTGACAAGGAGAATTTGTCTTGTATTTGTTATAAATATTATTAATCCATCCATCAAACTCACCATTATATAATTGTGTGTATGTAAATGTCTGTATTTGTCCATAATATGAGATTACTATAGGAGTACTCATATCGGCATAAATAATTTTATTTTGTTTAGTACACGGATCTATATAACTATAAGTAAAGGATTGCCCGCAGAGGGGCAATCCAATAATCATCAATATTATTAATATTTTAGTTCGTAAAGATACCATTCTTGATTAAGTTTTCAATTACTTTAGTGGTAGCAGTCTCTAAAGACTTTCTTGTTGCTTTACCTACAGTACTTTGAGAAAACTTCATATCAAGATTCTTTAAAAAAGATTCACCGGTTTTTGTTGCTTCACCTTCACCTGAACCTATATAAATCTGACCTGTCTTAGCGTCTACAAATCTTACTTGCAAACGAATAAAAGTGGTTACAACTACTGTTGATTTACCTTTCATTACTGTTTCATCTTCATCAACAGCAAAATCGGCTACAGTAACATAAACAAAATATTGAGCGGCTTTAATTTTTCCTTTTCCATCAATTGGTTCCTCAAAAATACCTTTTTTAGAGGCCTTAAATTGAGTTACCATCCTTTCCTTGATTTCAGCCTTCTCTTCAGTAAATATAAAACGATTTGTTTCATCTAAATAGTCTAATACAGATTCTGCGAATCCAAGTCCAACATTTTTTTCTTGCAAATCAGGATATAGTGTTAAAACTTTAGTCATATCAACATTAACTACCTGAACTGTTTTTTTAATAGAGTCAGTGTAATTAGAAACTGTTGAAATATCTTTAGTTTCAATAACATCTTTTTCAGTTGTAGTTTTCATTGAACCACAACCTACAAAGATTAATAATGATAAAGCAATTAAAATGTTTTTTACCATGGTTCTTCTTCTTTAGCAGGTTCAGCTTTAGCAGGAGCAGCAGCTGGTTTTTCAACAACACGTTCTTTAATTACTGTGTTTGTTCCTCCACCTTGCTTAACTTGCTGTTTGTTTTCTTGGTTTTGTTGTACATTTACAATAACAGGAGCAGGAGCTGCCTGTTCTGTTTTAACTTCCTCTTTAGGTTCTTCACCACCACCTAAGTGAGTAACAAACCAAGCACCACCAGCAGTTACAGCAGTGGTAATAACACCAATAATGGCTTTTTTAATAGCGGACATACCGCTTTCTTCTTTTTCTTCTGACATAATTTTATCCTTCTAATGTGTTTGACAATGAGTTTCCATCTTCTTCATCAACTTTTTGGATTAACATTTTATCTCTATCTTCAGAGTTAAACCAATAGTCAACTACTTTATTTAAATTACCCACAAATGCACCTAATAAAATAAGTAACATTTCTTTCCAAGATTCCTGAATAGCTATTCCAAAAAATACTGCTGAATTAATTCCTGCAATAATAAAGAAAAATAAAAATAACACAATAACAGTAATTTTCCAACGGTTATTTTGCATTTGTTGTAGCATGTAATAAAAACGATTTTTATCGTCTACTTTAACGAATTCGGACTTAGCCGTAATTGCGTTTTTAATTGTTTCTTTAATTCCCATAGTTTATTTATTTATAATTATTTTTGAAGTTGAAATTTTATCATCTGTTTTTACAGACATTAAATAAAAACCATTACTTAATGGGGTTAAATTAACTAAATAGCTATATTCACCTTTAGGCATTTTTGTATTTAAAACATCTACTACTTTTCTACCAACTAAATCATTTACTGAAATTTCGGTTTGTGATTCGTCTTCAATTTTGAATTGTAAATATACTAATCCATCTGTTGGATTTGGAAATACAATAATTTTATCTAAATCTTTTAAAGTAACAGGAGTTTTTATTCTGCGTACTTCAACAACACCCATAGCAGGAGTAATATTCATATCACGAGAATCATTACCACCAACATACTTAGGACCTGTCCATAAAGCTGCTGTACCCCATTCTGTTTGAGGTTTTTTAGCTATAAATTGTAAAGTAAATACTTGCTCACCATCATTAACTAGATTTTTATTAGTCAAATCAGCAGCACCAAAAGCAACAACACCATTATCAGGATTAGTATAAGAAGTCCAATTCATCATTTTTTCAGATAAATCAATTTTCTTAAATTCTAATAAAGCAGTATCATATTTTAATTCTAATTGTAAAGCACCTAATTGTTTACCATCAGTTAACATTTTAACAGGTACATTAACTAAATTACCTGCATCTACAGTAACTTTAGGCATATTAACTTCTACAGTTTCAGTTACATTATCGTAAGAAACTGTGTTATCTATAATATATTTGTTAGCATTAGATGGATTAGTAATTTTAATAGGTGTTAAACGAGCCATTTTAAATCCAGTTGCGTTAGCATCACCTTTAACTGCTACCCAATAAGTAATAGAATCTTTACCATTAATAGTGTATGTAAAGTTATTAACACCAGGTTTAGAAGTTACATAGTTTGTAGAAGATCCATTAATAGAATCATATTGTGATTTAGTAAAGAACCAAACATCTTTTTGTGAATTAGGCCAAGCACTAAATCTACCAGCTAAACGACCATAAACAGAATAAACGTCAGCAATTGTAATATCACCGTTGTGAGAGTTTACATCCATTGTGTAAAAATCAAATCCAACAGGGGTGTATTGAGCTAAAATAGATTGGTTAATTTTTTGAGCATCAGCAGTTGAAATAACATTACCAGGAGTCATTGTATCTCCCTTAACTACCATTCTAACATCCCAATAAGTTGTATCTAATAATTTACGTAGTATTACAACTCCTGAACTATTTGTTTTTTCGGTTGATACTTGAGTCCAAGAACCACCTGATTTAGGTTTTTTCTCTAAACTAACCCATAAGTTTTTAGCATCTGAACCTGTAACGTTTTTAAATTTAGCAGCAAATCTAAGTAATTTTTGATTGAAACGACCACCATAAGAATAAACTACTAATGTAGTATCATTACCCCAATTTGTTGCTGCTTTGTTTGTAAAACCATAAGCACCAGTAATTTTAAGAGTTTTAATACTGTCTAAAGTGTTCCAAGTAGCCGCAGTAGCGTGTGTAAACGTCAAATCAAACGTTGCACCACTAGAATAGCTAAATGTCGAACTGGTTCCAGTATAGACAACAGTAACCGTTAAATAACCGTTTGTTTTATTGTCTACATACTGCAAATATTGATCAGTAGTAGAAATTTTTAATGTCGGAACTACAGCAGTAAAAGCTGTATTATCATAAAACAATCTAAATTGAAGACCTGTAATCTTCTCACTAGTTGAGGTGTTGTGAAAATAAAGAGGAGCTACAGTTTGACCAGCAGTTGTGGTACCTACTTGATAGCCTGAATCAACGACTACCCAATGTCCTGTACCTGGAGAGGTTGTGTAGGATTGGGCAAAAGAGGTTAAAGTGAATAACCCCAATACCAGAGTAAATAATAAATTTTTCATATGAACGTTGATAAATATGAAAAAAATAGAAAAGGGTTTTATATAATTTTTTTAAAACATGTAATATTTATAACAAAACCTTTCAATAGACTATGGCACAATACGCAATCGCTTATTCTCCAACTGCAACTGGTGGAACAGCAAACACTACACAGACTGGAAGTTTCTATATAGGAAACATGACTACTAGAGCTTGGAACCAAACAGTAACAGCTACTGGAGGAAATACATTTTATTATGCTAGCCCTATTGCTAACGTAAATAATGCTGCTCCTTATATTATAGCAATTCCAAAAGCAGGAGCAAGTCCTACAGCACCTCAATTTTTCTATTCTTTACTAGCAGGAACACCTTTACAAACAGATGGAGCTTTTGTAGCAACAGCTTCTTGGGTATTACAACACTATACAACAGCCGGTGCTGTAACATCAATCGGATCTTCAGCAAACCCAGCAGGATGTGCTGATGTAGCTAGTTGTAAAGCAGCTTTAACAGCAGCTGGATGGTTTAATTCTTATTCTTTTGTCCCACCAGCATAATATTTAATTTATTATATAAAAAGAAACCCGTCCAAAAGACGGGTTTTTTTGTGGACCCTACAGGGTTTGAACCTGTGACCTTCGCTTTATGAGAGCGTTGCTCTGACCAACTGAGCTAAAGGTCCAAATGTAGGATATCGCTTAACCTACAGTGATTGCGCATTTCACTTTTGATAAAAATATCACGATTTTTTTGTACTCGGTAGGGGAATCGAACCCCTCTTACCAGGATGAAAACCTGGTGTCCTAACCGATAGACGAACCGAGCAATTTAAACCAAAGTAGAGTAAAATTAAATGTTCGCTGAAAAGTATTGAGATTTGAGTTTTCCTAATATTGAGTTTTTAGTTTTGAATCTTAAGGCATTCATCAATATCATTATCAAAGCATCATGTCTTATGTAAAATATCCTGAGATATTTGTTTTTAATTCCGAAGAATTAAGGCGCTACTAGTCTAATTCTACCCTTTAAATTGGTTATATCTTTGTGATGGCATTAAATGCCTCAATCTCTTCTTGAAGTTGTTCGATTTCTTCTTCCCAACCTTTAATCAAATTATCTTTAGCAAACAAATCCATGTATGCTACATAAGTAATTGATTCTTCAGTAGTACGGTATCTATCACGAACAGTTCCAGATTTTGTATCTAGACCTCTAATACGAGAAATTAAATTTTTTACTTCTCCTAAACGGAAAATTTTACCTGCAATAGGAGCATTTGCATTTTGAATTTTAGTTTTCAAGTCAACCAATTCATTAGTTAAACTAATCCATTTAGTATAAGCTTCTTCTGGATTATAACCTGTACCTACTTGATCAGCTGGTTGTGAATTGTACTTTTGAAAACGAATGAACATTTCATCGATTTGTTTTACAAGTTTTTTCTTGTGTTTAAGTGCTTTTGTCAAATTCATAACGTGAATATAAATAAAATTTTTTGGTTACCCCCGATAGATTCGAACTACCATTAACTGGACCAAAACCAGTTGTCCTGCCGTTAGACGAGAGGGTAATGTTGCTAGGTCACCGCTACCACCTAGCGTGGGGAGATTTAACGTGATTTCTTTCTTGCACGAGAAGAACAGGCCTCCCTTGTTCACGAACCCGAATCGGTTTTAAGGTTTGCGGAGAGAGAGGGATTCGAACCCCCGTTAGTGTTACCTAAAACGGTTTTCAAGACCGCCGCGTTCAACCACTCTGCCATCTCTCCGTATTTGTAGTCAGAACAGGACTCGAACCTGTACGATGGCTTTCCTAGAAGCGTCCTCCGATAATTTTCATTATCCCGACCACTATCCATCGCCTTGTTTGGCTGCGTCTACCACGTCAGGGAAATCCCTAACCTTCCGCCACCTGACTGTTTTGCTGTCTATTCCAGCTGTCAACCAGTGTGCTTACTCCGAGCGGCTCTTGGTTTTCGTTGCGGACGACAGACTCGAACTGCCAATTTTAGGTTATGAGCCTAATGTGTTACCATTACACCAATCCACGATATAAATGAAACTATGTCTCCGGTTTTTCTTGATGGTTTGTTCCCCATCACCTGTTGCTGTGCACAGCAGAGCAGGGACCTGAACAGGATACCTTGGGTCATTTGCTTCGTTTGTGGTAGCTACTCCACGATGAAGCCAAGGTTTCTTTCAATGAGTGCTTATCTCATCTTCTGTTAGTTTCATTTGAGCCGCCTGTTGGATTCGAACCAACGACCGTCTGATTACAAATCAGAAGCTCTACCACTGAGCTAAGGGGGCGTGAAGATTACTTCTTCAACAATGCACTCAAAGTGTCTGCATGAGCATCTACGCTATCAATCAAAGAATTGATTTTAGTAGAGTCCATACAAGTTGAATCTTTACAAGTTGAATCTGTAGAAGAAGTTGAGGTTGAATTTGAGCAAGAAGCCAAAGTAACCAATGTAGCGATAAATAATACTTTTTTCATTTGATATAAATATATAATTCTTTAATTTTTGTACTGCTGGCCGGAATCGAACCGGCACGAACCTTACGGTCCATTGGATTTTAAGTCCAACGCGTCTACCTATTCCGCCACAACAGCATATTTTTTAAACATCCCACTCATCCGCTCCTACTTGTAGGCATTCAAGTAATGAAGCATTACGGAATTGTTCTTTATGTTTAAAAGCTGACCAAATTATTTCAAGCTGCAATCCTGCTTTGTCTGCTTGAGATAAAATCTCATCACATTTAGCATTAAAAATTGCTTCTTGTTTTGCTTGTTCTTCTAATTCGTTCATATCGTAAATATAATAACTTTATTTTATAAATCCACACTTAAGTACATCCCTTATGCAGGAACGTACTCAAGAGCCAAATCATACAATCTCTCGTTCAAAACCATATCTTGTTTAAAGTTTTTAATTTTACGAGCTTTACGAACTTTAGAACCATAGGTGTAATTAAACAAACCATGAGTTAATTTCTCTTGAATTACATTATATACTGACCACAAATCAGAACCTTTATCTTGAGGACGAGTTGGAGTAAGCAAATCATCGAAATCAATTTTAATATTTTCGATTTCATCTTCTGAAAAACGAGTTGCAAGAGCTTTTTGAGCAAAATCAAGCATTTGTTCTTGACCTAACTCTACTGCACGAAACTTATTAAGTGATTCAACTGTCAAAGGCAATTTTTCAACAATTGACTTAATTGTGTTTTGCAATTCTTCAAATGAATAACCATAATGTCTGATTTTCATGTTTTCGAACTCACGGCTTGAAACAACCAAACCATTCTCACAAACCATTCTAAACAAACCAGCAGTAAAAGTAAATGCATTTTTACCATCATGTGAATTTGTTAACAAAATTTGTGGAAATACGTTATCACCATCTTCGGCAGTGATTTGAATATCATTATTACGGAACACAACCAAATGCTTTTGGAAACCAATACCTTTACGGGCACGAACTTCTTTAGCATCTACTACACCCCAACCAAGAGCTGACATATCGTCAATAATCTTATCAGTAGGAATGTGAGCATACTTTTCACTAGTCCCAGGAGCACTGGTAGCAGTAAAGATTGAAGGCGCTTTAGAGCGAATTTCTGACTTGTTGATGAAATTTGAATTTTCTAGATTTAACATAACTTTTATTTTTTATTTTTTAACTTTTTTCTATGACATGAATATACGAAAGGGATCCTGGGGAGCCAAATTTGCTGCACAGGAAATGTCATTTAGAATCATTCTAAATAGGATTTCCAAGCAAGGTTTTAGTGTGTAAGGATCCACCTAAATAACGCTGATAAGTACCATCGTCATTCATTTCGATTTCTTTACCTTTCAATACTTTTTTAATTACATCAGGATCAGTAACTACAGGTGCACCTTTAGATAATAAAATATCTTTTAACTTACCTGATACCTCTAAATAATAACCTGATTTTTTTAATAAGTCAGCGTAATGATTAATAACTTTAGACTTTGCCTCAGAAGAACCATCATGACCTATAGCTGCTAATTTATTTCCAGCAGGTTGTTTTTTATATGCACTTAAAGCATCAGGTTCAGGATCAGCGTCTATATTAATAACTTCATAATCAGCATCAGCTTCCGAACCTAACACATCTGCTGCGCTTTTATAATTTACATTACCGCCTATAGGCGCATATGCTGTGTTGATTAAGTCAAATATATCATTAGCATATTCTTCTTTTTCCTTATCACTCAAATCCACCCATTTATTTAAGGGTAATTCTTCTTGTAATAAGATATTATTCTTTAAGTAAGCTCTATAATCGAAAGACATTATTTTACGTATTTGTTATAAATATCGACAAACACATAAAACGGAATTCTATGTCCTAAATCTTCTACTTCCTCAATATCACAATAAAATAAAGCATCATCAAGAATTTCTTTAGTAATTAAAGGATTAATAACATCATCTTCCATACCTAAAATAACTACTGGCTGGAAATTAATATTAGGTTCTTTAGCTGCTAATATTTCTAATGCAGGATCAAATGAACGTGAATGAATAGCCGGATTAAAAACAATAGCATCAATATTATAGTAATTAGCTAACATTAAACCAGCATGACCACCCATTGAAGAACCAATAATTAAATCGGGTTGGAATGATTCAACCATATCCATAAGCTCGTTTTCAATGTTTGGATTATTATAATCAATTGAAGGAGCTAAAACATTAGCACGTTCATGCATAAAATCAACTTTATCACAAACATTGGAACTTTCTAAACCGTGTAAATACATTATTTTTCTCATAACCTTTATTTCCTATTACCCGGTGAATATACAAAAGAGGGGTTGGAAATCCAACCCCTTTCTTCATTTTTTTAGAGAAAATTAAGCAACAGCTTTCTCGCTGTTTTTCATACGACGGTATGACATACGATACATTGAATTAGCGATGGTGTTGTTTACTGAACGACGACCTGCTAAAACGTTACTAATGTGTGACACTGAGTAACCTGTGTTTTCTGAAAGGCGAGTTACATCACCTTTACGTGAGCGAGCAACGTAAAACGCTTGCTTAGCTGTACGGTTTAATTTACTATTCATATAACTTATTTATTTTATGCGGCAACTAATTCAAACAACTCTTTATTGATACGTGTATCTTCAGCTATATCAGTAACACCACCAATATTATTACCATATACATCAGTAATACGATGTGGTTGAGTTAAATTTTCTTGAATACGATTAAATACAGTCCAAACATCATCACCTTTATCTTCTTCTCTTACTGTATTAAGCAATTGAGAAACATCAATACGATGACCTTTACCAAAACGAATATCAGCAGCCCTAGTAGCTAAAGTCATTGCTTCAGCAGGTGAAAGATTTCGTTCTTTTAGTTTATTAAATTCTTCCATTACACCTTGAGTACGAATACCTAGATCACAAAGAATTTCTTGCAAACTATATTGACCTTTTTCACTATGAGGTACTCTAGTACTACTGTAAGATGTATGAGCAATCATACCGTTTTCACAAACCTGACGATAAGCACCTAAATCAAGTTCCATTGGTTTAGAACCATTAGTTGAATTTGAGATATTCATAGTGGCAATAGCATCTACTTTACCTTTACGATTAGTAACTCTAAAATCAGGATGTTCCATTCTAATAAAATGTGAACCTACTTTACGGTTACTTTTATTACGTTGTTCATAAGCACCTGCTATATTCCAACCTTGGCGTTGGAACTCTCTAACAGCATCCAATGATTCAACCATAATAGGTTTAGAATCAATACGTTGAGATGCTCTCCAACCTTTATCTAATGAAGGGATAAAAGCTGATAATTTGTTAATGTCGTTGTTAATCGGAATTAAATTTATGTTTTTTCTCATAACGTGAATATAATAAAAAATTTTTAAAAAGCCAAATCTATTTTTTTAATGATTACTCGTTTACTTGACCGTAAGAATAATAAACATTATCTTTATGAATTGTGAAAAACACTTCAAAATCTTTATCACAATCACGGTTTTTACTGAAGTATAATTTACGTTGCAAACCATCTTTAGAACGCTCAATATGACACATTGCATCAGTCATATGCTTCAAACGGTTAGAACCAGCAAACTCACCAGCTTTAGTAACTTGTTGAATATTAATAAAGGTAGTATAATAGTTTTTAGAATTCATACCTTTTTTATTTTGATCTTGCAATTGCAAAAACCAACCTTCAGCAGCGCTTTCAGTCATACGGTAATTATCTTTTACCATTTCAATTACCTCAGCAATTGAGTCAATAGCAATAATATCATAACCTTCATTAAACACATACTCTAAAGTTTCTTTAGCTTGGTCAGCATAGTTTTTCAAAAACAATGTTTGAACACAAGCAAATTTAGGCAAACGTTGACAATATTTGTAATGTGCAATTTCATCCATTTCACCACTAACAAACAAGCACTTATAACCTTGACGAGTAAAATTAGAAAGCATATCTAATACAACTGTTGATTTACCAGAACCAGGACCACCAACAAACACCATATTAGTACCAGGCATAACACCACCTTCAGTACTCATAATAACATCAAGCTCAGATTTAGTTTTCATAGGTTTAAACAATGAATCATTAAATGAAAGTTCAGAACCTCTCATCAATTTAACACTTGAAGGATCAAATACAGAGTTAACAACTTGTTTAGCAGGACGACCTCTTTTTACAATTTTTTCGATTTCTAAATTTTTCATAACCTTTATCTTTTTATTTTTTTCTATGACATGAATATACGAACCGGATTTGAGGGAGCCAAAAAGAAGGTTCTTTTTTCGTCATTTAGAATCATTCTAAGTAACCACTTGAAGCTTGGCTTAGCCATACCCCCTAAACATATCCGTATATACCTCATGACCATAATAATAATACTAACGTATTATATGTGTTTTTCCATCTCTTGCGCCACCTTGTGCCAATCAATGGAGCTAAGTAATATAATACCACATTTGGCGCGTATAAACGCACCAAAACGGGCCTCATAATCATAGCATTTTACATCTCGCAATGATTGTAGGCATTGCGGTGTAGCCAAAAGTTTATCTATGGCTTGTTGTGTGTTTTTAGGATCTATCACCCGATTGAGACTTTTTGAATTGAACGTAATGATACCCCAGAATACTCATGAATAAAAATACTGGAATTAATGATGCGATAATATACATAACTTATTTAATTTATTTTATTGGGTTGTGCCGGTTGAGGCTTTTTTTATAATTTTTCTATTTCGTGTTTTACGTTATACCAAAACTCATTATTACATCGAGTATTTTTGATAACAATGATTTCATCGCCGCTAGAAGTATATTCTAGTTCTTTATCAAAAGTGTGGGGGTAGGCTTTTAGGATTTCATCAACACATCCAATTGCGTGTTCTTTACCCCAACCACCAAGAGCAAATTTGTTAAATAGTTCTTGTGCTTTTTCTTTTGGACTCATAGTTTTTCTATTTCTTGTTTTACTTCTTCCCAATAAGACTGAAAACCATTTATCCAACCATTTAATCCTGCTGTTACATTTAGTATTTCATCAACTGCAATTAATGCACATTGTTTGTAAAAAATATTTCCGGGAATATCAACCATTTCTCCTGTTACATAATCTGCCACTTTGGATTTAGAAAATGACATATTTGTTACTAATTCTATTGCTTTTTCTTTCGGTGTCATAGTTTTTATTTATTTTTAAAATTAAAAAATACTACATTTACAAAACATATAAGTAAGGATTATTAAAGGCCATGTAGCAATTATGACTGCTAGGGCCCAATCACTAGGGCTCCATTTTTTTAAATTTTTCATATATTATTTAATAGTTAATTCAATTAATTCTAAAAATTGTTGTAAAGATACTTTACCGGTTTTTACCCACTCGTAAATCAATTTACGTTTCTCATATGGGAATTGTAAAGCATTGATTTTATCAAGTTTATCTTTTGGTACCATATTATCTATTTCCTAATTTAAATTGTTTGAAAACTTCGGTTACATCGATTTCGGTATCGGTGTTTGGAAACATGTGAACCAAATACTTTACGAACTGTATACGTTCTCTAGCTTGGGTTGGGTTGGTGAAAACTTCTGTTGTTGAGTCACTTAAGTGACTTTGAATTACTAAACTTACGGAAACTAATTCTTGCATAACCTTTATTATTAACCTACTAAAACTTCCATTACACAATCACAAATCCAAACATTTTCATAACTTTCTTTAGCTTTACGTTCAACACATAATGCTCT